TATCCAGCATCCCTTACTTTTATTATTATTTAATAACCAATACAACATAGCATTCATTGCTAACAATGATTTACCATATTGTCTACCAGTAGAAACAATTCCCCATTTATGATTTGTTTTTACAAACTCATTAATTACCTTTAATTGACCATAATGGGGATTGAATCCTTCTACTTTCATAAATTATATTTAGTTGTTGTTGGTATTGGGGAACCGAAATCAAATTTTATTTCACCTGAGTGTTTTATTTCCTGTCTATCGATTTCTCCTCCCTTTATTTTATTTTGGTATTTAGTTATTTCGAATCTTAATCTTGCATCATTAGTTTCCATTTTTTGGCCCTCTAATTCATTTAAGGTTCGTTCAACAGTATCATAAATGTTTGCTTTGAATTTTTCTCTTAATACCTCCCAACATCTATTCCATTGGTCATTTGCAGCTGCGTGAGAAAGCGAAGTCTTCTCTATGTACCATTGTTTAAATTGCCCCCATCCAAAGTGATTGGACATTATTGCTTCGCAACATTCTTCTAATGTTACTAATTTATCTATTTCGGTATCCCTACCTGTTGGTGGGACTGTTCTAGGTGTGAATTGCTTTTTAGCCATTGTAATCATCTATTAATAATTCAAAAGAATATAGGTTAATTGTTATTTCTTTATGATTGTATTCCCAACCTGCTTCCTTAAATAGTTTTTCTATTTTAATGTTTTTAGTTGTTGGGCTATTCATATAGTATATGTTGCTGTTTGGTCTGTAGAATGCTTTAATAAATTTTTTAAATTTAAAAGACCATAACCTACCTAAACTGGTTATTGCATAATTGCTGAATGGTGGGTTACAATAATATACCATTTCATCTGGTTTGATACTCATAGATAATAATTCCTCACCATCACTATTATAGAATGGGAGTACCTGTGTTATATTACAGGATTCTTCGATATATTTCCAGATTTTCTCCATATCCTCATCTACATACATTACAGATGATATTGCTTCGATTCTGTTTTTATTACCACGTGCTTTACCTTTCATAATAATCCGTTTTCTAATAAATATATTTCCTCTATTTTAGGGTAAGCAGCTTCCATCATTGCTTTTACACTACTCATAACTTGGTTTACTTCACAGTTGCATTTCATTTTTCTTAATGTTTCACTGTATGTGAGTAAGCGTTCTGCTTCTAACCATTGCCCTTGATTATAGTTGGTCCAACCATTGTAGTTAGGGCTGTTTTTAAATTCATATAAGAATTTAATTTCTGATGGGGTCCAAGGTGTTTCTATTTCCATGAGTATTCTGATTTATTAAATTTATGTTTTGCTGGGTTATATGGTTCTACATTATGTTTTTTTAGTAGATAATGTTGCAGTTCTTTATAGGTGATATCGCATTCAAATAATTCACATATTTGGTTTCGCTTTATAAATTTACCTTTATTCCATATCAAAACTACTTTACAATCAGCTAATTTTATATTTTCATCTGATGGTGAGTGTTCTACCCATATAACATAAGATGGTACACCAGCTGCTTCTAATGCTTTGCTAATGTTTACATAAGTGATTGTTTGACCCATAACAGGTTCTTTACCTGCTTCCTTAGCATCAACTATAATGTTTATTTCGTTTCTTAAATTAAATACCATATCAAAATCTGTGGGATAAGTGTTATAACCATGTTCTAATCCTTCAAATATAACTTTCCTATTTAACTTATCCAAATTATATATTTTAGCCTTTTTCACTCCAGTACCATTCCATTTTGTTAATACTAAAGTGAATTGCATACGCTAATACTGCGGAAATAGCAGCTACCTTTATATCATGCGTATAAATGAGTGTTCCCCAGAAGGTAGTGCATTTACTACAATAAAAAACATATTTAAATGGAAATTCTTTATTGAATGCTTTATTCCAATGTTCAAAGAATGTATCTTTGATTATTTGTATTGGTACAAACCACTTTGCAAACATAAATCCTAATGATGCAAAGGCTATCATATCTAAGATATTATAATACATTTTGTTTTATTTTGTTTATTAGAGTTTTAATTTTGTTTGTTATTAAGTAGGTGGGCATATCATGCTTATCACCCATTTGCTTATAGGTCATATTTTCAACAAACCTATCTACTATTAGTTGTTTTTCAAATTTAGTACAATGTTTATTTATTGTACTCATTATTAACCTTAATTCACTTGTGCTTTGGTTATCTGTATCCTCTACCTCTAACTGTTCTAAATCTGAGTTATCTTTTACTTTTAGTACTTGATTTTCTCTGTATGTTAGATGGAAATTAGATGTGCTACTGAAATATTGCGTTTTAGCTATTTGATAGATATATTCTTTTATTCTATCATCTTTTTTTATTTTGTTCTGTTTTAAGCTGGGCATTGATAAAAAATCAGCTATACTATCATGCACCAAATCAGTAGCAATAACCTTATCTTTTGTTATTGTTGTTATCATGAGTATTAACTCAGGATAAACTAATTCTATTTGTTTATGTATTGCCATTTGTTATAAATATACACAGAATAAAGAAGGTTACCCTTTCGAGTAACCTCCCTTACAACATGGCAATTAAACAGAGATTTATATTCTATTTCGTTTGATAAATATAGACCAAAGGACACCAATTACAGAGGTTAATATACCTACTGATTCTAACATTAGTTCCTCTGATATCATTCCTTTTGCTACTAATAAACCACCAGCAAAGGTTAATATGTGTCTAATAACACCGTAAGTTTGTTCTTTCATTTTTTTAAGTTTTAAATTGGTTCTGGGTTACTACCTAAGGGATTTTCATTCCATTCATCCCAATTATTATAGATAAATTGTATTATTTCCTCATTAGTATAATAAGGAAAATCAGGATTTTCTGGGAGATTTATGTAGGTTATTATAGCCCATTCTCCACTAATAGAGAATCGAGTATCTTCTATACCCGCTTGATATAAATCATTATAATCTATATTTAATAAATAAGGAGAGGCTATTATTCTATAATATCTATTTTCCATATTTCGCTTTACTTGCACTATAATTAGTTAATACTTCAGCTGCTGTTAGTTCTCTATCATATCTTCTAACTTCACCAACAAACATTCTTTGTAACTCAGTACTACCATTCCAGCTACCCATTAAATATCCTGCTGAGATATCTGTAGGGGCATAGTTACCAGTTGTATCTACACCTACTTGAACACCATCTTTATAAACTCTATATCTATCATTAGTGGCATCTATATTAGCTATAGTTATAACATAATGATGCCAGGTATTTGTAGCAAAAGTTCCACCTATATTAGCAGCATTTACAAGGTTGGGTGCATAACCCCAATGGGTTCCTGTAGCATCTGCTATTCTTGTTCTTGAACCTTGGTTATAAATAGCACTATATAAAGCACCATCAGGTAAATAACTACCACTACTTCTAAACCAGAATTCATTAGTAAAATTAAGCATAGTACTAACTTTCATTGGGTCACTATTAGAAGCTGTAAGTTGACCTGTTATATCATTGTAAGATGACAAATAATCACCCCCAGCACCATCAACATAAAAAACAGTTTGGTTTACACTACCACTATTAAATGTTGTAAAGGTAGCACCACTAAATAGATAGAAGCTACGAGTAACAATTGGGTTGCTTGCTGTATACAAGTAAGTTAAATCCAATGACCTACTGTAAGTTAAACCACCTATAACCCCAGTAGTTCTACTACCACTATTTGTTGGGTCCCAATAAGCTACTAAACCACCTGTAACAAAAGATGCTGTAGCTGGTGGTGGTGCAGGTGCAGATGAAGATACAACACCATTATATGTGCTTACTAATGTATAGGATATCCCATTCAAAAGAGATATATTACCTGCTGTTATACCATTTATTGTAGCTATGGGCATTATGTTCTTGTTATATAAGAGAAATCAGGGTTAAAGTATATTGTGTTGTCTGTTGGGCTAATAACATAACCTATTATTCTAACTACGTGACCAGTTGTTGATGGTGCTGTACCTGTTACACTACCTGATACTGTGTTACTTAAATATACTACTTGGCCTGCTGCTAATCCAGATAGTGAACCACTTACTCTAACAGCACCTCTTAACATTATTTCATCTTGAGAAGCAGCATTAGTAGCTACACCTAATGGTCCAATACTGCTACCTGTAGCACTTGCTAAAGCATCTCTCCAACCAAATCCTCCTGAACCACTAGCATAATAAACTATTCTTCCTGCTGTAGGTGCTGTTGTAAAGTTACCCCAATCATAAGCTAAATCAGCACCTTTACCAGGTTGACCTACTGTTGTACTTGATGTTCTTATTCTATTTTCATTAAACTGAATATCACCTATTATATCTAATAAAGAACCATCAAATGTTAGGTTGGCTTCACCATTAATACTACCCGCACCTGTAGCTGTTAATACTCTATTATCTGTATTGTTAGTTATAGCTGGTGTTAGGTTTGAAGCAGTTAAAGCATTAGTAGCCCAAGATGCAGTACCAAATAATGAACCAGTAAATGATGTTGCACTTAAGCTACCAGTTAAACCATATGAACCAGTTAGTTGATAACCATTTTTCCAAACGCTACCTGATTTAACTAATAATGCACCAAACGTAGAATTTGTTGAAGTATCAACTACATCGTGTAACTCACCGATTTCGTAACCGTTATCAACATCTACATGGATTATACCGGATACTGCAGATGTTATAACTTTACCTAATCTAACACTATGTAAGGGGGCTACAGGTGCTGTTGTTGAAAGTTGACCGCTTGAGGATAGATATAAAACTGCACCCGCGGTATAAGCTGTTGTGTTTATATCTCTTATTAGACCATTAGATATAACATAACCATTGTTAGAGGTGCTAATATCAGCTGCTACTAAACCTACAGTACCTGCTGATGTTGGGTCTATTTCAAAACTTGAAGTATAAATAAGAGGTCTGTTACCTGAGGAACCGCTTAAATAAACTACTCTACCTCTTGATATAGTAGTACCAGTTTGGTTTCTTACTCTAATAACATTTTGATGGCCTACTTCAATTTGGAAACCATTTAATTCAGTATCAATTGCTAATGTTTTAGTATCATCTACCCAATTAACTCTACCTGTAGAAAAAGCAGGTGCAGCATTAATATCAAAATCAATAAATTGGGTACTTATACCTCCTGATACTGCTGTAGAACCTGTAACTATTAAGCTACCTGATATTATAGCAGAACCAGTATATGGGAATGTAGTACCTCCTCCTCCTCCACCTGTTGAGTTAATTGTAACAGCACCTGTTCCTCCAGCTGGGGATATTGTAACATTAGTACCTGCTATTATTTGAGTAACACCTCCATTTAAAGCATAAGATGCTGTAGTTGCAAAGGAACTACTTACAGCATTGAGAACATAAGAAGCTGTAACAGCAAAAGAAGCTGAGGTAGATGAGGTAGCTGAGGTAGCAACATTAGCACGGGTAGCGAATGAAGCAGTTGTAGCTAAACTAGCTGTACCTGTTAAATTACCTAAAACACTACCTGTTACAGCACCTGTTAATGGGCCTACAAATCTATTAGCTGAAACATTACTAGTAAAGGTACCACCTGATGCTGATAAATTTGTTTTAGCACCTGCAGCATTATTTAATGTAAAACCATTAGAATTAACTGTTAATACAGCCTGAGGTGTTTTACCAGTTGGGTCTACAAATTCTATTCCACCCTGGAATGTTCTAATATAACCAATAGAAGCTGTAGCAAACCAATAATCTCTAGCTGGGTCACCTCCTATATTATAAGCTAAATCAGCACCTGCATTTATATCTCCAGCTGTATAAATACCTCCATTATGAGTAGTTTCATTAGTGAAAACATTAGTACCATTATAGGTATAATCACCATCTAAGGTCTGGGAATTAACCCAGTTAGTGCTGTAAGTATCTCTAACTAATAAATCACCTAGCTGAGGATTAGTTATAACTACATCACTTAATCCATTTAAATTTCCACCTGATAATGTTGTACCATTTATTACAACACCTCCTGAGATAGCTAAAGAACCAGTATAGGGATTGGTAACTATAGGAATAGCTGAACCGGTACCATTATAGAATGTTTTACCATCTCCAGTTTGAACAACTCTCTGATAGGTATCTTTTATCTTATTTCCTGTTAAATCTGGAAGGGCCATAGCAGTTAATTATTGATGATAATAGATATAATATAATGGGCACTAAAACATTCAACGCATCCCCCCGATACCAGGTTTTATTAGAGAGTTTTACCACCCAGCTTGAATAAAATGGATGCTATGTTAGTTCAAACAACCTGGTACATTTTGCAATACTGAGGGGATTTAATTTACAAGAACCAACAGCTGGTATTGCTGAAGTTTAGAATCTATTTAAAGTGAGTTGTTCCAGTCACTCGGTCCTATGTTCTAATATAAATATAAACAAACTGATAAAGGTTACCAAAGACCAAACTTCTCTGTAACCTCATTTCCTTTTTTCCTTTTTACCCTTCTATCCCTTATTCCTCAGTTAATAAATATTAACATTGATGCTGAAGTTACTTCAGAAATTCTGGAAAAACAAGCTTATTTTAAGAAAGGTGTAAAGTTTGGCCTTATGCAAAAGGATACTTATATTTAGGTATAAGAAAAATAAGAAAAACATAACAAAATGAAAGAACAAGAAATTCAATTCGCTAAAGCTTACAGCATTTTATCTGATGCTGGTTTTGAACTTATTATTGAAGATGGACAATTAACTGTTTATATGCCAGGTTGTGAAATTGGTTTTGATGATGAAGGTTACGTTACAATTATTTCCTAATAATAAAAAAATGAACAAGTTTGAGATTTGTGTATTAACAGAAATGTTGACTAAAGGTGTTAAATATGTTACTGTTGAAGTTATTGATAACATTACAGGTAAATCAGATGTATACTACTGGTCCAGTGAATGGGGTATTTTTGAACCTGAAAATGGTATCTACAATTATGATTTAAATATTGAGAATAGTGTTAAACATGCACTGATTGATTTTGAAATGGATAATTTAGATATTTTCTCTAAGCATAAAATGTCCACACCTGAATAAACCTCTCTCATAAATATGGGACCTATTTTTGTTGGTCTTATATTTATGGGCATGGAAATTAAAAATATAACAGGGATTTTAGAATCTAAGTATGGTTCTAACCCATTTGCACTCCTTAACACCGGTAAAGCACAGGTGAATTGTACTAACAAAATAATTGAGATTATTGAGAACCTAATTTATAAGGTTACTCAATATCCCTCTATTAACATTAATGCTTTTAGTGATGCATTTTACAGTAAATTGCACTGGCATCAATTACAAGTAGAAAATCAATATGAACATAACCATCTAATTGATTTAGATTTACAAGCAGCTATTAACCAATTCAGGCACTTAGAAAAAAGATATTCAGCTGCTGGTATAGGAGATACTATGACCGATGAAATGATTGTATATTATACAATGGATTATCTAATAGAAACAGCTAAAGTAAAAGGTTTGGCCTTAGATGATATAGAACTTAAATTTAATTCTATAAATAATGAATATCATAAAGAATTAATTAACAGTATAGTAAAATAAGTTATACAATGAAAAATGTATATTTTCAACCCTTAGATGAGTATAATAAGTTCACCATGGGACAATTTAAGGGATTATCAGTACATATTGCTGATGAACAATATTTAACATGGTTGTTGGGTAGATGGAAAGGATTATCTAGAGAATGTAAGATGGAAATTGTTCAAGCTATTCAGTTTAAACAAAGGAACAAAGAAAAGCGTTCTTAATATCTCTCCATATATTTATATGGGATGAACAAGCTATGTGCTATATGTAACACTGAATATCCATTAACATCAGAATACTTTGGTAAGTGTGATAGTTGTAAAAGTGGGTATTATAGATATTGCAAACCATGTGCAAATATACAATCAAAAAAATCAGCATTAAAATACCAAAAAAAGCATTTCAATCAAGATGGTTTTATAACAGAAAAGGACCATTTCAATGCTGCGTTAATACAGTTAGCAGAGGTTATGAATAAACCAAGCTTGTTGAAACATTTAAAGTAACTTTTGTTTTTGTTTTTGTTTTTTAATTAATTTTTTAGAGTTAAAGGGGGTGAACCACGTTTGGTCCACCCCCTCACTCTTAAACATAGGAACAAAATGAATCAGGATATAGCTTTGAGTTTAGGTAACTCTATTTTTTTCAACTGAGGTAGTTTTAATTGAATCACATTTCTTGTTTCCTCAGCTATTCTTTTATTATAATAAGCAGCAAACTGGTCTACATTTTTTATATTACAGGGTAGAGTTGCTTTAATTAGCTTTTTTACTAGTTTATGTTGATTGGTAACTAAATCGATTAAGTGTAACGATAGATAATCAGCTTTAGAATATGGTATTTGGTTTTTATATTCCTCATATATCTCTATATCCTTTTCAATAAACATATCTATTATTTGGTCTATTGATTTCCCACTAACACTGTTTAAGAGTTCTTTTTGCTTCATTTCTTATAGTTTTTATATATAAGGTGAATATTTAATCCAATGGCTACTAATAATGATACCATTGTTAATAATTGATTTATATTGGCTAAACTGAATGTTAGACCTACAGCTGATATTATATTAGCTAAATGATGTTCTTTCATAATTAAACGGATTCTACGGGTTAGCAACAACCATTTTCATTACCCCACCCATAATAAGGAGGTAAATAAGGATATGCTGAATTTGCTATTGGTAAACCTCTCCATTGTGATTGGCACCTTCCTGAACCTCTCATCACGAATGGGGATTTAGAGTATTTAGAACTTAAGTTAGCTGCTTTTTCATCAGCACCTACTGTTTCAGATATTTCAGGGTATAAATCTTTATTCTCAACAAGGTAAGTAGCTAATAATTCACTATACCAATCTGCTTTTGATTTAACTACCTTTCTTTTTCTATCATATAATGTTAAATCTGCTGCTTCACTATTCTCTCCACCAGTGGACCTTATTAAACCATTGTTTCTAGGTTTGATATAAATAGCATCAAGTGCATAATAGTAGGCCCAATATGTTAAAGCATCAGCAACATAATCGTTAAGCAAAGTTGTTTCATCTGCTGTTAATGTATTATTGATAATACCATCTATAAGTGCTTTATATAGTTTGGTACCTAATATTCTTTGTATTTCTATATCTTGAGATTCCCTAACCGCATTTTTGATTAGTTCATCATCAACATTATTATTTATATCTGTGAAACTTTTTAATTTAGTTTCACTTATAAAGAGAGTGTTGGTCATAATACCTCAGTTTCAGTTGTTTGTTCTGTGATGGTTTGAACTTCTAAATCCTTACTGTCTGCTTGTGTTGATTCATTTGATACAACAACATCAGTTTCTACTGAACCATCATCAAATAATTGAGTTGTTTCAACACCTAATGTTACATCACCATAATTAACCTCTAATAATTTTTCTAAACAACCTAATATATCAGCTTGTTTTGGGTTAATAACAGTATTCATAAACAACAAATAAGCATCCATCATCTCATCTCTACCACCTAATTGACCTTCAGTTTTAATACCTAAAATCATTGGTGAGGTGATTCTATGACCAGTTAGGATTTTCTGTTCCATAATTTTATGCATAATTTCATAATATGCATCGTTACCATTTGCTGGAATAGGTGTTATAATAGGTGCTTGGTCCTGCGAGGGAACATCCATATAAAGTAGAGAACCAGCATTGTGTGAACCAGCATATTGGGCCCTAAGTGCCCTTTCAATCCATTCTTTTTCTTCACTTGAAGCATCTGTAAATGTTGTTATAGCTAAAGATGGTGCTAAACCATTTCTAACATTGTTAACATGGAAATTATCAACCTCAGCATCTAATTCTATAACTCTTACAGCACCCATATAATCCGGTAAAGGATAGTATTCTAAACCAGGTCTATATGGTGCGTGATATAATAACTGCTTTGGACATTCAACCGTATTCTCCGGGTTATATGCAGGAATTTTATGAATATCTGCTATACCATAACTACTATTCCATAATGCACTAACATAATATGCATCAACCTCACCTCTATGGTTTTTATGTTGGGCCCTAACAAATGAGAAATCAACATGATAAACCTCTGCTATTTTAGTTCTATCTTGAGACCATATAACTTCTAAAGCGAAACCACCAAATAAATTATAATCTAAAGCTATTTTTCTATAGATATCATTCCAGGATTCTTTAGGGTTTGCATAATCTAAAATATAATCCTGGTCACAAATTAAACCATTACCTATAGTTGCTTCAGTTTTTGCTTTAATACAAGCACCATTGATAGAACAATGGTTAAATAACCAAATTAACTTTTGAGGGAATAAATCATCTTCACCATATCTAATATGGTATTCCATTCTCTCCTCATTTATAGCATAACGGTTGCTATAATTCCTTGAAAAATATTTTGCTGTATTACCCATTGTAAACGTAGTATGTTGCGGTCTCTCTTACAGATATATAAGGGGTGCCCCCATCTCCTGGAATCGATGCTGTATAATAAGATGCTGTTTCAAAACTTGATGTATAAACATATTCTGTTATATTGATACTGTGAGTATAGTAAGAAGCAGATTCAAAGCTTGATGTATAGATATTTGAAGGAACAAATTCATAAACCCATCCTCTATCAGTATCATATACATTACCTCCCTCATCCCAATTATAATCTGCATCCTCCCAATTATCTAAATCCTCTTCCCATACAACAGAAGCAACTAAACTAACAGTATAAAAACCTCCTTTAATAGCTTCATTAACTAATGATGCTGATGGTATAACAAATTTTATATAAGGACCATTATAAGAAACTATACTGGAGGTTATGCTATAAGATTCTAATGAATATTCAGCTACAAAATCAATAGACAATTGTTCACCTGCTACCAAATTTAATTTAGTAGGAGTATAAAAAACAACTGTATTATTATCTTGTAAACTGAAATATAACATTAAAACATATTAGCTAATATGAACAATATATCTTTAACTGTAACCCAACCATCATAATTAAAATCATATGATGCATTTTGCGTTCCTAATGCACTAACCGCATTTAGTAACATTGCTAAAGGTGGTTCATAAATCATACCTATAGATAAAAAAAAGCGGGCACTAAGGCCCGCTTTCTCATTTATATAGATTCGGTTATTTAGTAACCTACTAGAATACCATTTAAGCTACCAGATAACATCTGGAATGCTGTTTTAGTATTATCATAAGATGCACTTATCTCTTTTGCTGGTTCAGGTTCGAATGCAGTGAATGTTAATGAGTAACCATTCAAATCACCATATGCGGTACCTGTTTGACCAGTTCCAGCTGATAGAGTACAACCATTAAACTGACCTAAATAGAACCATCTAGCATCGTTATCACTGCTACCATTCTGTGTTTCTAAGATAATCTTAGCATCTGGTTGTTTACCTAGAGTACCAATTATATCTTGTAACGAATCCTGGTATTTGTGGAACTGGATTGTTAAATCCTGCTGATAGAAAATAGTTCCATTTTCAATACTAGAGTTGATAGTTTCTGTATAGTTAGCGGTTTGGTTAACTTGTTCAAAAGCAAAGAACTTACCTGAACCTGTTATTGCTGTGATTAAAGAGTTAGTATTAACTACCTTACTCACACTACCACTTAAAATATAGATTCTTCTAACACCTCCGGTATTATCTCTACATCCTAATTGGAATCCTGAAGTTATATTACAAGTAGCCATAATTTATTAGTTTTTAAAGGTTAAACTGTTAAATTAGGCTAAATCGTTAGATACCCAGAATGTAGGATTAGCAATTTGTGCACCGAATTTACCAGAAATTCTGTACTTAACTTGGTCAGCATTAATATCGTACCACAACTGGAAGTTAGTTGCATCAGAAGCAAGGTCGGTACCAACAACAATATCTTTTGCAGGACCACCAACAATTCTGTTTGAACCACTCAATCCTAAAGTACCAACAACAATAACACCAGGTGCAGTTGGGTGTTCAATGTACATCAAGCTTCTGTTAGCAGTTTGCTTAACATTGTATCCACCTAAAACAGTACCGGTAGAAGTGCTTAATGCGTTAACATACAACTTGAAGTTAGCAACACTCATGAAGATAGCTAAATCACCTTTGTTTGAAGCTATTTCAGGGATGTTTTGGTAAACAGCATTAACCTGTGCAATGATGTTGTTAGAAGTTGGAGTTGCAACTGCATCACCAACCCAAGCGTTTGGAGAAGCTGAACCACTGAAAGTAACACCAGTTGTAGAACCAGAAATAACTCTAAACAAACCAGTGTTTGCTTCACATAATGTAGCATTTGCTTTGTTCCATAAGTTCTTTTCAACTTGGCACTGGAATGAACTTAATGCACCTTCAACCAATGGTCTCAATACCTCTGCGTTTTGTGCATATGCACCTTCACCACCTAAAGCACCAAACTTTTCTTGAACATCCTGTAAGCAAATACCATCATACATAGTGGTTTTGCAAGCTAAAATTTCTCTAGCTAGGAATGAAGAAGTGGTAGCTGTATCAGCAGTACCAGCACAAGTTCCATACTGGAAATTACCATCAGCATAAACTGAGTTAACAGTTGCTTTGTGTCTAACACCAGTTTGTAGGGTAGCTAACTCAATAGTGTTACCCTCATTTACGATTCTTGCTAAGAATCCCAATCCTTCTCTATCGATAAAATCGGTAGTGATTGTTGATAAGTTATTACTCATTTTTTAAATTTTTATCTTGTTTTTAATTCGTTAGCGATTCTATTTAATCTCGCTTCTGCGTTTTTGGTTATTGCTGAACCTTTGAATATTTCAGCGTTTTTATTTGATTTAATAACAGTTGGTTCAACCGCAGGGGCAACAGCCATCTTGGTTGTAGTTGTTTCTAATGCAGCTAATTTAGCTTCTAATGGTTGCAATCTTTCTTCAACAACTGCTGCAATTTGCTTAATTAATTCTTCAACTAATGCAGGGGTAATTTCAGCCATTTTTTCTTCTTTATCTTTCATTTCCTCAACAACCTCTTCCTCTACAACCTCTTCAGCTTCAACTTCTACCTCAACATCAGTAGCTTCTTTAACTTCAGCAATAACACCTTCTTCTACCTTAACTACTTTTTTGTCCTCTAACACATATTCACCAGTTGGTGCTTTAACTTTATTTCCTTCAGCATCAACTATGAAAATTTCTTTTCCAGCAGATAATTCATCAAATTCTAAAGTTAATTGTCCATCTAATGTTTTAGCGGTAGCAAACTCAATAGCAGTTTCAGTAGCAACAGTTGGTTCAACTAGACCAAAATGTTGTTTTACTAATTCTTTTAAGTTTAACATGAGATTAAAATATTTTAATATTACAGAAACATATATATACTTGAGGCCACTAATCATATTATTCGCAACCACAATCTTCAAATTTGTTTAAGGTTTCTTGTTTACCAAAGTAACCTTCTAACGATAATCCTTTTACAGCACCTGTTTTAATTAGATTCCATAAATTAGTATCTTCAACTTTCAACATAACAAACCAAGTACCATCAGGTAAATTAAAACCATATTTGGAACTTTTATCATTATCATCTTGTTTAACCCAGCTTTCAACAACACTAATACCTTTTAATTTAGTACCTGTATCATGCTGGATGTTGAAGTTATCTGTTGCTTTCTTTTTTAGAAAGTTATGGGCCATTTTTTCAATAGTATCAGGTGTAAAATAAACATAAAATTCTTCACCTGTAACAGATTTTCTTAGGATAGCTTTGTTCGGTATCATTACCGGTGAAACTATCATTTGCTTTTCGGATTCTGCTGTAAAATCCGTTTGAATTTCCATTTTAACTTCACACCCACCATCTGCATCACAAAATATCTCCTTATTGGTATTCTGCGAGATTTTATCAAGTAGTTCAATAACATTATCTTTTTCTGATTCTGGTAACTGTTCTAAAGCATTAAATAAATAAGAGAAAGCTAAATAATCACTGTTGAAGCAAATGTAGAATTTATTTAGGTATTCTAATCTCTCTCCTATTTTCTTACCTTCTAAGAAATCATGAGTGTACTTAAATTTAGGAATTAAGTATTCTGTATAAGCAGTACCAGCTAAAAATACAAACTCATCAGTATTGATACTGAATTGATTTTCTAATTCAGAATAAACCTTTTCAGCCCACATTTTTCTTTCATCACTGGGCATATCCTTTAATGTAACATCATAAGGTTCTATAACTTTATTTAAAGGTACTAAACCATATTTAGCTGATAAAATAAATATTTGGTCATCTGATACTTGTTTTCTTGCATATTCAAGGGATTTCTTAAATAAAGGAGAACAGTACAATTCACTTGCTGCTGCTTTGCTTTCTAATTTATCTGAACTACAAGATATTAGATAGATGGTTTTTTTCTTTTTAGAGAACTCAAATGAATCAACTAATTCATTTTCTGCTTTTAATTCTCTTTCTCTTTCAATTTGTGCTAATTTTCTTTCAGACCAACCTAATGCTGGTTCACCACCCCATAATAAATAAGAAATTGTACCACAAGCTTCAGTATCATCAGGGTTATAATATTCTTTAGCACGGGACAAATAAGCAAACATTCGCTTAATTGTTTCCTCACTAACAGGTTTACCCTGGGCTAACTGTTGTGCCCTAACTTTACCAACTTGTGTAGCACATTTATTGTTTACTGCTTCGTTTAATCTAATACCTCTTTCAGCAGCTGCGGATACAGCTTTAGGATAATCAGAATAAGTAGCAAATTCATATTTATTAAAAGTAAAGAAATCTACTTCTATTGCAGGACTATCAACTATAGAGATAGCATAAACACCATCTTCTATTTTATCCTCTTCGAAATCTAATTTTATTATTAATGGGGTACTCATAATCTTCTTCTTTCTTGAATTTTTTGTTGTGCTTCTAAACCACTAGATACATCACCAGCTAATACATATGCTTGGATAGGTTGAGATGGTTGTGATTGAGGAGGTTGGTTTTGGTTTTGACCAGGTAAACTTAATGTAGCAAAAGCACCTGTACCTATACCCGAATCACCACCACCACCTCCTTCACCTCCACCTCCACCACCTCCACCTTTAAGACCAGTTATGGAGGATGCTAATATAGCAGCTATTGCAGCTGCCCCTTTAATTTTAGCTATTCTAGATTTAGCTACACCTGTTGCTTTAGTAGTTAATTGTAAAGCTTGTAAAGCAGGTACTCTAGCAAATGCTGAAGGGTCACCTGCTAATCCTGCAGCTATAGTTTCATTTTTTCTAGCTGCTATACTTGCAACAGCAGCATCTGTTTCTGCATTTATACCAGCTACTGTAGCTGTAGTACTAACAGCAACCTGGGCAGCTTCAGATAATTTAGAAGCTAAGAATATAGCTTTTTGTACTTTTTCATTATCACCAGCTAAAGAACTAGCTATATCAAATGTACTTCTTATAGCAGATATTTTAGCATCTTGTAAAGCTGCTTCTTCTGCTGCTAATGCTTTTTGTGATTCTAATAACTCAGCATCTAATGCTTTTTGTGCTTCTAAAGTAGCAGCATTAATTTCAGCTTGTTTAGTTGTTTGTTCAACTGCTTTAGCTTCTTCATCATCAGCATATCTTTGTCTAATTTCAGCTAAATCAGCTAATAATAATTCTTCAGCTTGTTTTATTAACTCAGCATTACCATTAGCCCTAGCTACCCTATCATCAAATAACTGTTGTGCTTGTAGTTCTTCTAATTCTTGACCTTTAAACCTAGCTAAATATAATTCATCCTCTAATTCATTTTGAATTTTAACTAAATCTGCTGCTTTTTCTTTTTCAGCTGCTTTTTCAGCATCTCTAAGTACCTTATCAGCTTTAGCATTTTCAGATTTAGTTTCAGCTACTTCATTTCTTTTATCTATCTCCTCATTTGCTATATCAATGTAAGCTTGCTGTTGTTCAATAGCTATTCTAGCATTTTCAAGCTGTAACTCAATATCTTGTTTTGTTTGGTCTGTTCTTTTAGCTAATGCTTCACTTTCCTTTTCATATTGTTCATTGCTTAATTGACCAGCATCAAATCTAGCTTGTAAAGCATTAGCTTCCTTTTGAAATTGTAAATCTAACTGTTGTAGTAAAGGAATTTGTTTTTCAACATTAGCAGTTTGTTGAGTGATAGCTTTATTAGATGCTGCAATTTCAGCATTTAATTCTTTTACAGATTTAGTGCTAACACGTGCTTGATATTCTCTTAAGTTTTGTTCATTTTTTAATTCAACTTTTAACAGCTGAATATTTCTAATTGTATCAAAATTAGCTTTACCTATTTCCTCCCTTAATTGCCTTTGTGCTTCTTTAGCTTTTTCAGCATTTTTCTTATATAAGAATAAAGCAGTACCTGCAGCTAAAATAGCAGTAGCTAATAAAACATAGGGGTTAGCATTAGCTACAGCATTAAAAGCAGCTTGTGCAGCTTCAGCTAATGTAGTAGCACCAGTAAATTTGATGATACCTTCGGTCATTCGCTTAGCACCATCAGCTAACGCAATAGCACCTACAGCACCTTGTTCTAAATTCTTAACCCATTCATTTTCAACACCAAACAGTGCTAATGAACCGAAAACAACTTCTACAGAACCTCCTAAGGTATCAATAGCACCTTGAAACTTATCTAAGGATTGTTGGGCACCTTCTGTATTTACCCTGATATCTATTTCTGCTTGGGCCGACATTTTATTTATTTATTACAGATAGATTATTATGTTCACTAAGATTAATTTATTATCCACCACTGACCATCCATGGCCATTATAGTAACTGTTTCATAAGCAGCATCAATATTGTAAGTAGTGTTTGCATCAATTCTTTGAACACCATCAATAGTTAATTGAATAATTTTAGTAGCTGATATATTACCATTAGCTTTAAAAACTACTACTCTACCATCAACATCAACAGCATCAGGTAAAGTTAATGTATGAGTACCTGCTGTGCTAAACCAATCTAACATTATAGTATTAGCTGAAGAATCTAAGGTTGAACTACCACCTGCTGAACCTACTACTTTATCAAAACCATGATATTGGGCACCATAATGATATTGGTGACCTGTTATCACACTAATGGTTTCCATAATAGGTCCATTACCATAATTGTTTTTATCAGGAGAACCTAAAATAGTAGAATAATCAGTTGATGATAAGTTGAAATCTTGATAATCGAAATTCCTTAAAATACCAGGCCAACCTAATATAATTTTATTATCACCAATATTATAATCACCATAGTTAACACCCATGATAATATTATTACCACCTGCTTCTCTAAAATCAGCATTGGTGTTATTAGCATAGATACTATCAATGTGGCTGCCTGTAAAGGTACAAGCCTCAATATTCAATAAGGTTAATCTATCATAAGCTGTTGTTGTACTACCTGATAGTGTAGTATTTTTAACACCTATATAATTTGAATCAGTATTACCTGTACTACCACCTGTTGGTCTAAATGAAGCACTAAATGTATTTAAAATAACAGTTCTAGTATTAGTTGTTCTACTATCTAATGCTTGGTTTTGTGCTATAACAGAATAATCAGACCTTGAAATATATGAATTCCAGTTATTTAATAATGTTGAATAAGAAGCAGTAGCATAGAAATTAGGATATGCATAACCTGGAGAATCTGGGTTACCACCAGGTACTACAAAACTAGGATTACCATTAGTTAATATATTGCTAAAATCTGTTTTACCAACACTAACAGCATCATTAGCAGCAAATAAAGTACCATCAGCATTATTATTTACTGTTAATCTTTTGTTACCAATTAAAGCACTATCAGAAATATCTTTTTTAGTTCCTGCATAACTGTTAGCTATAAGAGTACTAGCATTAGATTGTGAACCTGAAAAATCACAATCTGTATTATTGATATAACTGTTGTTAGCATAAAGAGAATATTTAATATCAGTACTCTCATTACCTAAACTGGTTATGCTATAAGATGTACTACCTATAGATGTATGTGTAGTACCATAATCATTATGTTGGGCTAAGTTCCAATAACCACCACTTACAATTACACCTTGGTTACCTATAATAGTTATTCTACCAAAATCAGGATAAATACCAGCAGCAGCATAACCAGAAAAGTTAACACCTGTGTTACCAATCATAGTGATATTATCCATCTCACTTGATGGAGTAGCATTAACATTATCATTACCAATGAATAAACAGTTCTTAGTATCATAACCTGTTCTACCTATTGATACACCAGTGCTACCTCTTAATGTATTAGCTAAGATAACAGTATCATTCATTGTACCAGCTAACTGGATGTTACTATTCAAAGCAATTAAACCAGATTTGGTAACACCATCACTATTTAAATCACTACTACCTGATGTGTTATCAATAATTAAGCTACCTTGAAAGTTCTTAACACCTGAGTTACTGTTATCACCTATGTAAATTAAGTTCTGGTTTGTTCTATCAACATTATTAGTATTACCTACAACAATTAAATTTTGGTTTTCAACGGATAATTCGTTTGAATCTCCAACAACAACTATATTTCGACCAAATCCATTTAGTGTGTTATTATCACCAACATTAAACGAATTTCCCGAAGGTGTTGAACCATCATTAATTCCATATTGTAAACTGTTAGGAACATTTCTTGTAACAAATTGTTTATCCCATTTTTGTTTAGCTAATACTTTAGAACCACTAACTAAGTAACCTGAGTTTCTAACTAAATCTTTACTTACAACATCAGGTGGTACTGTTCCACCATCTAAATCTCTAATAATAACTTTTGTTGGGTCTGCTAAATCAACATCAAATGTAAATTCAGAACCATTATGAGTATTATCAGGTGCAGGATGACCAGGTACTTGTATATCATCATTTCCATCAACAATATAAATTGGTCTATATTTATCAGATGGGTATAATAATTTAATTAATTGTACCTCTACAGAATCAGGTTTAGTTAAGTTAAAACCCCTAATTTTATCGATTAAATAGGTTTGACCATCGATTAAAATAGTATCATTGATTTTAAATCTTTGTAAATCAGTAGGGTCAAAAACTATATTACAAGTTAATCTTCTAGCAGGATTTCTATAAATATTATTTATATAATCAGCCCAGAATCTGTTAAAACAATCATTATCAGTATAATGGTCATATTGTATAATACTATCAGCACCCCAATAATAATTCATTGAGGAATAATTCAAATCAAACTTAGAAGCAGAGTTCTGTAAAGTAGTTACAGGGGACATCTGATAATAAGTGTTGAGATTAACTGATTCTAAATTATAGGTAGTAGCAAATGTTTTCTTACCATTCTTAAATAATAACCTTGGTTTAAATTTAATTAACGGAGGTCTATTAGGTGTATCAGAACCATATATATGAGGTACAGTTATATTACTAATAGCTGTTATAGCTTGAGTACCTGGAATAGGTTTAACAATAGTTGGTGCGAAGAATGAACCACCTATTTTTTTAGTAGTTTGTTTAGCATAATCACTTTGTGCTTCATAAGTGAAGGAACCAAATGGTTTATTATCTGTTACAATATAATATTTGTTAGCAGCATCTTCATCATTTGCATTTTGGAATGCTAATGTTTTTTCAGCATCAGCAGATGGGTGTGAAATCTCCCATTTAACATTATAATCTACTTTATCCGACCAATCTAATGTTGTACCTAAATCCTTAAAAGTATTCCAAGGTTCTATGTAAATTTTAGTGGGATTATCTCTATCAGACCAAAATACTAAATTGAATTGTTCTTGTAAACCTCTTAAAAAATCAATAGCTTTTAAATTACCAAATTGTAGGGCCATATTAACTGGTCCTTCATTTTTAGCTAAGTTATCAATAGCAAAGAAATTTTCTGTTAAGAATAAGCTAGCTGATGTGTTACCTAAGTTTATTGCTGGTGATACTGGTCTTCTTTCTATTTTTAATTC